AGACAAGGCAAATGATAGCAAAGTATGGATATGCTGCACTCGGAGCGTTTGCCTATTCGCTGTCAATGCAGGAGGGCGATTTACGGCTCAGATTGGTTAAGCTTGGATTCAGGGAGCATAAGCCGAACCGGTTTATATATGGCGATAATTTCAAGATGCCTGAGAAGCCGGCAGAGAAGCCGGAGAGCAAGAAAATGCGGGAAGAGCAGGAAGGATGGGTAGTGTGAGAAAAAAAATAGAAAAGATATTTGCTATGTTATTGATTAGCATTGTTGCCATATTTCTATTCTTAAAAGATTCAATTAAAGGAGAAATACATGAATAGTTTAAAATTTAAGGGAACAACAAAAGACAGGCTTGATAGGATTGAAAAGATTTTGGAATATTTAGTAATGAAAGAAGATATAACAGAAAAAATAAGAAGAACATTTTGCTCCAGACCCTTAGAGGATAATCCTGATATAGGTAGCAATGTTTTAGATAGAGACATTCTAATAAGGACGCTCTCGACTCTTAGAAATGAAGTAATGGGATTTTTTCCCGTGATTGTGAGCAACAAGAAATGAATAACAATAAATTCGACATAGGCGAAATGACCGCAGCAACGATAGAACATAGATATTTTCTGTTGACTATTTATACTGGTAGTGAATATAGATTTTATATTTATGCGATTCCTAGGCTTATATGGAGAGTGTAATGGAAAAGAAAGACAAAAAAAAAGAACCGACTAGGAAGGATATGCTAGATTGCTTTGACGGTATGTGCCTATTTTTAGCGATACATGGATGGGCTAAAGAAGATGAGCGGGCAGTAGCGATTCGCAAGTTGATAGAGGATGAAATTGATTGAAATAAAGCGATCTGAACCTATAGCAAATATACTTAACCAAACGCCTATGATGCAATGTTCTATTTGCAAAAAAAGATTTTATCTTTTTTGCTTAATACCAGATTCTAAGGGGCTTGTGCAATACACAATGGATGCTGATATTGCTTGCCCTGAATGTTTAGAGAAAATGACAGATCATTAAAGGACAATAAAATGACAACAAAAGATAACAAATCAAAAGAATATAGCGAATGCTGGGTTGTGACCTCAAAGGGTGTATTCGCATCTAACAAAATATTCGCACAGGAAAAGAAGGATAAGAAGGAAGATGTCAAAAAGGCAAAGGATGTAAAAAGTAAACAGATATCCGAAAAGAATTATTTAGCTGACAATGGGCTGATCCCGCTTCCATTTGAAGTATCCTCACTGCTTAAGCTTCAGGGGAATTGTTCATATTTTGATGCCTGCGTTAAACAGATTGCAAAGGACGTTATAGGCCAGGGCTGGACCATACAGGCGATAGATGAAAAGAAGGAAAACGAAGCTGAGAAACAAAAGATTGAGGAATTCATAGCCGAATCAGGCGGGGACAGAGATGAGACATTCGCAGATACGCTTGAGAGGAGTATTATTGACTGGGGCGTTATAGGCTGGTGGGGCTGGGAAATATCAAAGGACGATAAAGATGAGATTAACGGTATGTGGCACGTCCCGGCTCAAACGCTCAGGGTGCATGAATCGCATGATAAATATTGCCAGATCCGGGATAACAAAAGGGCCTGGTTTAAGCGGTTCGGATTAGAAGAGGATATAAACATTAAAGATGGGGAGCCGATGGCCGACTCCGGCTCGGATGACCAGGCTAATGAAATGATTTATTACAGAAACTATTACACCGGCAGCGACTATTATGGCGCACCGAATATCCTCCCATCAGTTGGATCTGTCCTGGGCCTTATTGCTGTACGTGATTACAACCTGTCATTTTTTGAGAATTATGGCGTTCCGGCTGCTATTGTTTATTTGACGGGAAAATGGGACAAGGGCGCAGCCAAGGACATATCAGACTTCCTTGACGTTGAGATTAAGCGAACTGAAAACGCACACAAGACAATCGTTATGCACTCACCCGAGGGCGGCTCAATGGAGTGGATCCCACTTGATATGAAACAGAGTAAAAAGGACGGTTCATTTGCATGGTATAAAGACAGCTCAAGCGAGGAAGTATTAATTGCCTACAAGATGCCTCCGTATCGGATTGGCAAACCAGAGCAGGGATCGCTCGGAGGCTCAGTCGCTTCAGAGGCTACGAAAATATATATAAGCTCCGTTGTAACCCCACTTGAAAACGTGGTTAATCACCTGGTTACGAAAAAAATTATACAGGATGGGCTGGATTGCAAAAGCTATAAATTCGTATTAAATGGGGTAGATTTAAGAGATAAGGATGCAGAGATTAAGCGACAACAGATGCTATTTTCAATAGGGGCTGTAACCTCAAATCAAATCAGGGAACAGCAGGGTAAAGATACATATCCGGAAGGTGATCAATATCACGTTGCGTCAACCTACGTTCCAGTGGGGGAGGAAGCGGTTGAGAAGCGGGAGGGGGCTATGATTGCCGAACTCGAGGGATTGAAAGCAAAGCTTGATGAGGTGCTGGAGAAGAAATGATCCCAAAACCGAAAAATATAAAATCAGACAAGGCTTATATTCCTTTAGGCTTTTGTCCCCATTGCAAGGAAGAGATGCCAATTGAAATTGACAAGATGACAAAGAAAAAAATTACAATCGAAATAGCACATTGTCCTAAATGTGATTATGTTTTGAATCTTGATAAAGACTTCAAGATTAAGTGGGTTACAGAAAAAGAAATAATAAAAATGGGATGGAAGAAGAAATGAATAAAAGGAGGTTTTAAATGGAAGCTCAAATATGCAAGATATGTGGCGGGACTGGGAAATACAAAGATATGTCAAGAAACATGGTAAAAATAAAAAAATGTCATGAGTGCGATGGCGAGGGGTGGGTTGGGAAAAAGACAAAAGAACAAGGTTTTTATGGCCCGGTATTAAAAACAATGGAAGACAAGTTATATACTAACTTAGAGTTGCATAAATTACTTGAAGAATATTCCGAAGAACATTTTATTTATGGGAAGCACGAGAAAGATTATTATACGCCAGAGAATTTTCTAGATTGGCTAAGAACGAGAGGGGCAAGCGAACCAAATATTATCGAGAATTCACCCAAGGCTATAGCAAAGCTTGATGAGGTGCTGGAGAAGAAATGAAAATTAAATTCCTAAATTACTGGGAAGGAAACTCCATGAAAGATGGCGGGGCATTTCCTATAACTTTAATAGAGTTTTTTGTGGATATTCACCCTTCATATAAATATGTTAGTTTTACCATTTTAAACTATAGCATCGCAATAGAATCTGGGGAAAGGAAATGAAAGATAAAGCATATACGATAATGGAATTGCAAAAACTATATGAGACATTTCTTTATGATCAATCACCGAAGGCTTATATTGGAAAAACTATAGACATCATGTATAGAGAAGATAGGCCTCTCATACCTAAAAAATTTCTAATATGGTTAAGGAAAAGAGAGGCAAGCAAGCCGGATTTTAAGGATGAACCCGAGCTTAAAAAGGCCGCTGAGGCTTGCAAAAAAGAAGTCTATGAAGTTATTAAAAATCATTTCATGGAATATATTGCAAGCGACATGGCTGAATGGATTGCTAAGGAAATAAAAGAGAATGGATATTCGATAGAGGAAAAAGAAAAAAAACAGCCTGGCAAGGAATTATTTACCTGTGGAGATTGCATTTATTTTAAAGAATTTGATGATAAAATGGGGGCTGGTATATGTGAGCTTAATAATTCATTTTATAACAAGAAAGATCCAGCTTGCGATAAAAGAACATTAAGCTTAGAGGAGGATAAATGAAAGTACAAGGAATTAGTGGTAAAAGATCCGGCCATAGTTTTGGCTCAATAAATGATGTAGATATTGCGATAAACAAATGGTTAGGAGAGAATCCGGATGCAGCGATTGTTGATATTAAGATTATATCTAGGGATAACCATTATGATGCGTTAATTTTATATGAGACTTATATTTCTAAACATGGCAAGAGTACAGGAGTTGACAGAAATGGAAATACAGTAAACATTGAAAACTCAGTCAGCGTGGATAGGAGATATATTAATGACAAGCTGATCCCGGAAGTAGTTGCTGTATTAAAGGACCTAAGCCTTAAGAATGTAGTTGAGCTTTTTGGGCCGGACTTAGATGGATTAGCTGAATTTATAAAAGGGAAGATATAGAAATGAGAAAGGAAAAATAAATGTTTTATTGTGAAGATTGCAGGAAGAAATATGGGTATCAAGAGTCTATTGTTTTTAGTTATGGTCCTTGCGAACTGTGCAAAAAGGTAGGGAAATGCTACGACCTTCCATCAAAGTATTTGAAGGTAGAAAAGAAAGAGAAAACAAAGGAGGATTAAATGGCGTTATTAATATTTTTGAAACAGCCGAATACAGCAATAGCTGTTGATGGTGATAATAAGCTGATAGAAAAAGCTGATTTGAGAAAAGTATTTGCTCTAAAAGCTCAGACGCTTGAAGGAAATACAATATTTATCGCAACAGATAACATTGCTTATGTCCAGGAGATTTCAAAGGAAAAGCTGATAAAGCAAAAGAAGGACTTTGAGAACAAACAGCAACAGCAGCAACAGCGAGGGAATAAGATACTAAGACCTAATTTTACCATCCCGCAAGGAAGAAACCAATAGGAATTAATATGCTGCAATCATTATCTAAGTCAATCAGCGTATCGCTTCAGAAGCTGGGGCGCAAGTCCAAATCTGCGCGTAACACAAAAAGATTGCGTACAATTAATGAACAGAAGTTCCGACCTAAAGTAAAAGAATGGATGGACCTCATGATCAAAGAGATCCAAAAAGGGCTACCGAAACTTAAATCTAAGAACAGTAAGCTTGCTGATTGGAAGCATATAGAAGAGCAGGGAAACCTGATTTTAAAGCCCGCTATCTTGGAAATGTTGGGCGAGGGCGGGAAGGCTGTAGTTGAGCGGAGAATACTAAAGCAGGATAGATTTGATACGATAGGAGTTAATGCTGTTAAATGGGCTGAAAAACACGCAGCAGTTTTAGTGACCGAGGTAACAACGGAGACACAAAAGGCGATAAGGGCATTTATAGCCGATGGCGTAAGTAAGGGTAAATCAATTCCGGCAATATCTCGGGAACTCAGACCGCTAGTTGGACTTACAACAAAACAAATAATTGCGAATGCTAATTATGAGGAGTGGTTGATTATAAATCGACCCGAATACTCAGCAAAGGTAATCCGGGAAATGACAGATGTCAAGGCTAGGCGGGCGCATCGATACAGAGCCAAGCTTATATCTCAGACCGAAACAAGAAGGGCGCTTAACGAGGGGACATTCCAGGGATTTAATCAGATGGGAATAAAGAAGGTTGAGGGCGTTTCAAGCCCTTCTGATTCCTGTGATTGGTGTCTGGCAACAATAAATAGCCAGGTAGTTAGCATTGATGAGGCTAGGGCAATAGATGCCGAGGCTCATCCGGGATGCGAGTGTGCATGGGTAGCAGCATTTAAAAGGCCGCCAAAGGCCTATGAGGTAACAGCAACCGGAGCGAATCAGGTGAAAATAACTACCATCAATGATGCTTTGAAAGATTTGCCTTATAGACATGCACATAGAGTTGAGAAATACAGCATTGAAACACCTGCTCAGTTCAACAAACGTGCTCCATATTTTAAGAACAGACCAAATGTGCAGGGAAGCTGGGAGTATTCGGAAAAAACAGTACACATCAAATCACAATGGGTCAATAAACAAGTTATCTTCCATGAGACTGGCCATGCTGTCTATGAGACGGGTGTATTCTCTCCCGCCCAGAAACCTATGTGGCAGGCCTGGTGGAAAAAGGCAGTTGATGGAAAGATAAAATACCCAACTGAATATGCGTTGACGAATGCAGAAGAATTCTTCTGTGAATGTTATAGTCATTATTATTTGAAAAACTATGAGCTTCTTGAGCCTGAAATAAAGAGATGGTTTGTCAAGACTTTCAGATAACGGAGGAATTTAAATGAAAATAATCGAAATCGAAACGAAAAAGGTTCTTTATGAATCAGAGGGGGGAGACGAATACTTTGTAACGAGTTCTTTTTTCAATGCCTTGAAAGGTGGGAAGATTAGTCATTGGTCTGGTGGCGGAAAGATCAAAGAAACGATTTATGATGAAATTAGCACGTTGGATATAAAGGATAAGGAGTTCGATTCTATTTTTCAGGCCATTACTAAAAGCGAAGTCGGGAAAGCTGCCATGAAAGGCAAGTTGCCATTAAATACGACTTTATAGAAGGATAGGCATGACAGAAATTAAGAAATGCCCCAGGTGCGGGGCGGATATGAAAAAGAAAGCAACCTGCTGCAGGGTTATATGGAGCTGCACTAAATGTCGGTGGAAGGAAGTGTCAAGGAAGAAAAAATAATGGGGGCTTAAAATGAGAATAGAAAATATAGACAAAAATAACCTTAAAAAAGAGTCTGACAAAGAGCTGTTTAATCTGAGGATGAGATTTATACAAATATTCAATAAATTCTACAAGTCTGATCTATACAAAGAGAGCAAGTTTAACTTCCTGGATAGAAAGGATTTCCTCAGCAAGTATAAACTGCTCAATAGTGAGATAACGGGCCGTAAGCTCAAGGTTAGCAAAAGCAACGAGCTGGACAAGGTTATATTCAGCAAAGAGATGACAGGCGTTGACGTTAGGAGTCTACCGGAGGTGAGCGTTGCGAATGATTATATTTCGATCCACGGCTCATTTCTTAAAAGCCCGAAAGAGATGGGATCATTTAGCATCTATATCAATGACAGTAATGGTAAGCGGACAGTCGAGGTTGAGGAGAGGGTGCGGCAATTACTCGAGGAGGAGCTGGGTAAAAATGCCACAGTAACAAAGTCTGCCGATGATATCCCAGAAGATTGCATCCCCTTATATGACCTGGTATTGAAGCCCATAGATGGCACTAAGCCCAGGAAGGAAGAGAAGCCTGTAATGAAAACAGATCAATGGGGACAGCCAGCGGGGGGCAAGATTGATAAGGACGCTAAGAAAGATAAGGAAGATATAACCAAGCCATACCCCACAGAACATTCAGCCAGGCTTCAGGATCCCGCGAAATACGATAGCTTCAAGCGAACTAAGGGGGGCAAGATATACTTTAAGACTGATATCCCCGCTGACATTAGTATTATCTGGGGGCATCCGAAAGGCAAGGCTCCAGCAACCTGGATACCGCAGGGTTTACGGTTCGATAAAGATAAATATACAGTAGCGCAGGCCAAGAAGTTTTTAGCTGACAATAAGATTAAGTACATCAAGTTTGAGGCGGCCAAGGAAGGGGCAGCAAAAAAGAAAAAAGAAGATAAGCAGAAATATAACTGCACGTGTATCGAGTGCGGCCACAAGCTAAAAACAGATGAACATTGTAAAGATGTGAAATGCCCTAAATGCGGAGGGACCATGAGAAGGGCTGAGAGGCCGGGGGTTGGGGAGGTGAGCAAGCTAACATTGAAGATATTGAAAGCTGATAAAAAAGAATTTGTCGCTGGCGGAATTGTGACCTCTTGTGAAAAAACTGATACCCAGGGCGATATAGTTTCAAAAGATGAAATCTGGAAAGGCATGAAAAGCTGGATGCTAAACGGTGGTAAAGTAAAGCTAATGCACAAGGGAAAAGATCAGAATATAAAAGTTATTGAGTGTTTCCAGGCGGATTCAAAGACATATAAAGGCGGAACTGGCGAAGATCACCTGATTAATAAAGGCGATTGGTATGCTGCTTTTTATTTCGGGGAAACAAAAGAAACAAAGGAAATATTCAAAGGCATAATAGACGGGGAGCTACATTCATTTAGCATGGGTGGAGAAGCGGCTTCAAGGGAAGTTTGAAATAAATAGATTTATGGAGGTGAATTATGGATAAACGTTATTGTGATTTATGCGGTTGTGAAATGCCGTATGGTTTGG